GTTGCCAAAAAATATCCGCCACCATTACTAATAGTTGGCGTGAGTGATGTACCACTTATTTGATATCTAGTTCTCCTAATATATGTTGAGTTTGAACTCGCTTCAATCAAGGCTAAGTCAACCCTTTTCCCATTTGGACTAAATATTTTCATTGATGAATGGTGTGCCGCGTTGTTATCCATGAAATATATTGAAATATATTCAAAGTTTGCTGCACTTTCGCTCAAAGGTACTGTAGTTCTTGTTCCTGCGGTGACATCATATAACACTACTTCTGATTCAGTTATTGGAATAATCGGATATAAAACACCATTGTTATTCTTTAATTGAATAAGTCTCTTGTTACTATCAACAACATCAAAGTCAATTACTTCCTTGTTCGTCTTTTGATACATAGTGCCTTGTGTAGTTACATTCCCTACAACACTTAATACACCTTTAATAAGTGCATTGCCATTGCATACCAATTTATTCCACACTTTGAATATCAAATCAGTCCAATTTATAATCGGTCTACCTCTTGCTACATTTCTTGCAGAAGTAACCGACATAATCTTGTCTGTTGCAATGAACTCAAATTCATAGATATTACGATAGTCAAATGTACCATTTAATATTCTTCCATTTTCTTGAAACTTGTTTTGACCATCAACTATTACTGGATTAGCAATAGATACATAACTTGACCATGTTGTAGCGCCTCTAGTTCTGTATCTGAATTTCAATTCAAGGGTATTAGCCATTAGTGGAAAACTACCATTGAAATAGTTACCAACATAATCAATTCGGACTTTGTTGTTAGTCGGAGTATCACGTACTGCTACAACTGACAACGTCAAAGGCACATAATCAACTGCACTCATAATAGGATTAGCTGTTACACTCAGCCCTCTTGAATCTTGTACAGTCAAAGTAAAAGTGCTTGATAGCACTCCGTTTACGTTAGTAGTTACCTTTTGTCCACTAGCAGGATTTGTATATACTTTTTCAAATCCAGTTGTAGACTTTAGTAATCTAGTTAATGTCGCACCTCTTTTTGATGTAGGTGTAGCTTCTATAGACACGTTTGAAGCGTTTCTAACGATGGTTTGATTGTCGCCAGTCAATGCTAAGGTAACTGGGTTAATGTCCCTAATTAGATAGTCTAATGTAGGTCTGACAGCGTTTGTATTGACTGACAGATTAACATTTATTTCTGTTGGCTCTCCGATTTGCGTTGAACCTTGGAAAGTAGTACATCTAATAACAAATTGCCCTACTTGTGCATTAGGAATTTGCTCTGTGACATCAGGACTACTCCAAGTTGCCGCTGTGGTTATATTGTTACCAATTAATGTCCACGAACTGTCTGCACTAAATCTATACTCTAGTTTATGAGTAAATATGTTCACATGCCTTGTAATGGCTAGGTTGATATTTCTACCCATTATCATAGTTTGACCAGATACAACCGATACTGTACTTGCTCTTGGAATTGTCGGAAGTGTCAACTGTTGGTTGATAGTTGCACTACCTATTCCGTTAAGATTAATACTAGCTACACAACTTAAAATCTTGGTTCCATCAGCTTCATGCTCAATATTGAATGTACCCTCAAATAGAGTTAGTCGTGTGTAGTTTCTGAAGTCATATGAGAAGCTTCCACTTCGTGTATTTCCACCAATATCCACACTCCAAGTTGAATTGGTATTGTTGTTCCAATATCCACTGCCACTTAATTTAACAGCTTCAAGTTTTACATTTACTGGAGTGGCGTTTGTCAAGATATCATAAGGTTGATAATCGACTGTTAAATATGTTCTATACTGTGTACTATTGTTTGCATACCATTGTGCCATATTAGCCTCCTTAGATATCAAAAAGAGCGCCACCATCAGCGTTCTCTTCTTCGTCATAATAATCTTCAAATCTTGAGTTATTCCCTACTACTAGATATGTTCTAGCAGTTAGATTTTCTGCATTCACACCATCTTGGTCTACTCTTAATAATTCAGTGCTGAAGTTATTGATTGTTAGTCCTTCATTGTTAATAGTAGTTGTAACACTACTATCACTATGAGTGAATGCTAATCCATCTTTACTAAACCTCATATCATTGGATAAGAACATTCCAGGATTATTTGGATCCTCACTTAATATAACTGTCTTCTGTTCTGTAGCTGATACTCTTGATTCTAATGAATTGTCTCCATCTCTGACAAATTGAGTAATACCTTCTAAGTTTTGAGTTACCACAACTAATTGATTGTGGTCTTCGTCAACTCTTACAGCTATCGTTTTTAACTCAGTGGTTGTTTGGTCCATAATAGTTTGAATTCTTCTTATTCTAATACTTTGGTCAACTCTTACAATCACATCTTCAGCTTGCTTGATTTTAGCTTTGCCTTCCAACGATTGAATTGGATAGGTAGAGCCAAAATATCTAAAATTTAGACTTAACACCATCATGGTTGCGTTTCGATAAGTGATTAAATCTGTAAGTTTCAAGCCATCAATTCCCTTAATATTCAAACTAGAAAAAGCATAGAAGGTCAAACCATTGTATTTGCTATGAATTAAGTTAACTAGCGATTGAGTGATATAAGGATTTGATGGACGAATATACAATGTATTTCCGTCAGTTTCCCCACTCACAAATTGTCGTACACCGTCTTCATAGTAAACTCTAGTAATGTTTATCAATCCCTCTATTTCAAAGTTTGTCGCAGTTGTTGCAATATATGAATTTGTAGCGAGTTCTCTAAATCTGACTATATTAGAATCATCAATATAAGCATTCATCCCACTAGCTTCTGCTATCCACTCTAAATACTCACGCATGATTATAGTACTGTCATAAAAACTAGTTTCACTATTGATTAGCTCATATGGTAAACCACTATAGTCAACCTCTACCCCTGATAAGATAGATAGTTCTTCCAGCTGTTGCTGAATAGTATTTGGATATGACAATTCAGTAGCATAATTGCTATTAAATTTAACCATGCTATCAAATGCATTAATTGATAATTGCCCAGTATATCTCTCAGGCTTATCAAATACATAGTAGTATTTCCCATCTACAATAAAAGGATAATCTGCCAAACCATCCAACTCACCACCACGATTATTAAATTCCATAGCCACTTGGGTACATGTTGCGTTTCCTAGAAGATACCCTTCTTCTATTTCATCAAGTACTTCAAAAGATGTAAGATAGGAACTTACATCAATCCCGTTTACGATTATTTGCATATTAGCACTCAGTAAGACTAAAGCTTAAGCCTTTAGTCCATGCCTTTTCATGTTTGACTAGTTGTGTACTCTTTTTCGCACAATACATTGTATGAGTTGTCCTTGTTAGTGTTCTGAGATTTAGTATCTCAACTTGGAATTCGACGGGTTCTGTTAGTCGCAATACTTTTTGAATATCCTCTAAACCTGTAATTGCATAAGTAATATTAAGTTTGAAAACTCCTTGCCTAATCCTATTTCTGTCGAGGATGCCGTTGTTAATATCTCTAATGCTATCCACATCTAAATCTTCTATATCGTATTTTAAGTCAATAAAAGAGGAAGGTATTACTTCCCCTGATATCTTAATTGAAATGTCGTAGTCCATAATGCCCTCCTATTCTGTTATCAATCGACCTGTGCGAATCGCTTTGTAAGTGTCGCCACGTGATTGAGTTCTACTTAATTCTCTACCATCAATATTCAATGATACATTCCTAATAGCTTCTAAAATTTCATATAAGATTGTAACAATCGCCATAATGTCATCTGTTGATGATGAAGGGTTAACATTCTTCATTGCAGCCGCCACTGTATCGTATAGTTTTCCTTCAGGAGCAACGAACTCACCTTGATGTCTGTTGTCACCAATCATTGCTAATTGTGGTTGATTAGCTTTAACATACGCACCTTGTGCCAACATTGGTATTTGCGGTATTCCTATTGGGTTTGCACCCCATAGCTTTGCAAATGGTTTACCAATCAAAGGGATTTCTATTGCTCGAATATTGTTCAAAAATCCATTCACTTTATCAAACGGAAATTTGATAACCTTATTCAATCCGACAATCATAGAATTAACTATCGCTTTAAACGCTTCGGCAATTCCATCAGTGACTCCACTAAATATCTTTCCACCTGACGAGAATAGCCCTACAATTAAATCCCATGCAGTCTTTACAACTCCAACAATAGAATCCCAATGACCTGAAAACATCATCAAAACACCTTCCCAAGCTTTATCCCAATCTCCTGTAAACACACCTGTTATAAAAGATATTGCTCCCTTCAACACAGTTATTGTTCCATCAATGATTATTGATACAACTTTAAAAAACGCGCCAATAACTTGACCTGCCACAGCCATAGCGAATGAGATTGTTTCTGTCAAATCATTAAATGCTTTTGCTAGTTTGGGACCAAATGTAACAATCAACCAATCAAAGACAGGTTTAAGTACTATATTCCAAATTTCTAGCATAGCTACAGTTACAGAACGAACAAATTCAACCCATCCATCCCATAGTGGTTTGATGCCAAATTCCCAAATGTCACTTAACATTTTAGTTATTGAGTCGAATATAGGTTTCAAAATTGTATCCCATATTTTTTTAAGTGTATCCTTGATACCATTCCAAGCTTCCATGACAGTCGCTCTAAATCCTTCGTTGGTTAGCCATAATTGAGTCAATGCTCCGACTACTGCCATTACAGCTGCTACAATAGCAGCAATAGGTAATACTGCTGAACCGAGTGTTGTGGAAAGTAAATCAAGAGTTCCCTTGACTAATCCCATTTCACTTGTCCAAAGTTTGAATACGCCAAAGCCACCTTTTATCAAACTGAAAAACTTAGCAATAGATGGCAGAATAGCAATCACTCCTAATGTCGCAAATCCTGCACCGATAGCAGTGAGTGTCGAGATGATAGGAACTTTATTAGCTTCAAAAACATCTTTAAGACCTAACCATTTAGCTGTGAACTTATCCGTTTCTTCGGTTGCAGTTTCAATTCCTGTCATATCTATTTCAGGCATAGCACTCATTCCACCTAGCGAGCCTATTCCGCCACCTCCACTTGCGACACTATCAGCACTAGAAATAACATTCAAGTCATCAAACCCAGCTAGTGAACCCTTTAACTTCTTAGCCTCTTTACTTGCATTTCCTATTCCTGTTCCAATTCCTTTAGCATTAGTAGCTGAATCTGCTAGTGTTTTATTCAATGCCGATGCATTGCTATTCACTTTATTACCTGACACCAGTTTAGTAAAAGCTAAGAAATAATTAGCTAGCGTTTGCAATCCTGCTAACACACTATTTATAACCTTCAAAATTGGAGTAAATAGATTTATAAATCCTTGACCGATTGTTGCTTTTAATTGCTCAAATCTCAAAGATAGCACTCTTGTTTGGTTAGCCCAACCATCAGCAGTTCGGACAAAGTCGCCACTTGCTGAACTTAATTGTTGAGTAACAAATGCCAGTCTTAATGAAACCTTTTCTTGTTCAGTCATTGCATTAGTAGTCTTGCCATAACCATTTGCTAAAGCATATTGGTCTAACGCAGTTTGAGTCATTACGATACCCAAATCCTTTAGCGTTTCAGTTTCACCGCTAAATACAGATTTAAGTTTGGTATATGCTAAATCTTCAGAGATGTTATAGAATGAAGCGACATCCCCAGCTAATCCAGTTAATGCAGCAGACATTTCATAAGCTTGTGCCTCAGTAAAACCGAACGCTTTCGACATTGCCCCAAAAGTACCTATCATCCTTTTAGCTGCACTTTCTGATAGACCGAAATTAGTAATAGCAGATTGTGCGAATTCATCCACTCTATTAGACATAGAAGGAAATGCGACATCAACTACGTTTTGAATCTCCTGTAAATCAGAACCTAGCCTTATACACTCTTTCCCGAAACTTACCAACTTTGTAATAGCAAACGCTCCTGCAACTAATGTTCCAATCCTTCCAAAAGACTTTCCCATTGTGTTTTCAGCATTTCTTGCTATGCCATTTATTTGTCGATTAAACCTTTTATCATCAGCGTACAAGCCTAATGAAATTCGACCTACATTTGTGCTACTCATTTGATTTCATCTCCAATCTAGACATAGAAGCAAACATTTGCTCAAATGAAGCCATTGCATGTTCATACTGTTTTTTGTCAGTAACAACATTTGCTTTCTTCCTGTGCCATTCGTTATATATACGTCTTTCTTCTTTTGAGAAGTCCTTGATTTTCTTTCTATTCTTCTCTGCACGAATTGAAATGATTCTTCCGAATGGAGTATCAGAGTTAATCCCATGTAAAAGAGTTGAGAATTCACCCCAACTCATTTCATTTTCATTTCTCAATCTAATTCCATATTGTTGTGCAAATGAAGCTTCGATCAAATCGTAATCTTCTATTAAATGGTAATAGTTTTCTTCGTTATTTTGGGTCACGAAACTGTTTTTCCAGTTCTTCGAACTCCTTATCTGAAGCTAGTGCCATCAATCCAATAAATAGGTTTTGATAATGACCAAACGGAAGTTCCATAGCCTCAATTTCCTTGTATGCTTTGTCGCCCAAAAGCAACTTAACCACATCATCAAATGCTCCGATTTCACTTGAAACATTACTCAGAATTTCATTCATCTTGATAATAGTGTTTTTTCTATCATCAACTTTATACACCTTACCCTCAACAACCTCTATAAATTTAGGTTCATTGGATAACTTATTTGCAATACTTATTGTTCTTGACATAACTTAAAAGAGGGCAATATGCCCTCACTCCTTTCTTTTATGCTGCTGGTGTGTAAGTCGGTTTTCCATTTGACATTACAGAGAATTCTAAAGCACCAACTGCTGTTGAATCCCCGCCACTGTCATTTGAAATATTGACAACACAATTAAACTTAACAATAGCACCTGATGGGAAAATCCATTCAAATACTGTTTCTACATCTTGACCAGTTTTGAAAGTCAACCCTGATACATAATCATTCCCTTCATCTCCGATGTTGCGCTTGCCTGATAAGTCGATTGTAAATCCTTTACCAGTCATCAAACGTCTAATCCATCCTTCAGTATCCATTGGTGTCCATTCTTCGACACTGTTGTCGAATGAAGGGGCAAACGTTTCTAGATCCGCAATAATCTTCATATCAGTTGTTGCCGAACCTTTGCCTGCTGTTCCAATCTTAAATACATTATTAAATACTGGAAATACTCCTGTTTGTGGCATTTCTGCACCTACCTTTCATAGTAAATTTCAAATTCAATGACATATTCATATACGCCATTATTGTCAGTTCCTATACTTTGAGGCTCAGGAACTAGTAAGCCTATAAACTTAACTTTGTATTCACCCAACATAAAAGAGTCTAATTCTAATAATTCCTCAAATAACTCATGAGCTTTTTTCTCTGTGTTATTCGCATTCTTATCAACATGAATTAGCAAACTTATCCGCTTAATTTCATAACCTGTGCAATCCAAACCGCCTAACGCAATATAGGGGTTGCCACTTCCTCGAAGGTTGTAGATACCCAAAGAATCGTCTTTGCTAGTATCTAATTTCCCTATGAAGTAGTTATCAAATTTGGTATTAAGGTTTTTCAACCAGTCTTTTACATCACTTAATAACATCTGTACCCTCCTTCAGAAAGTAGCCATAAGTTTTTATAACTTTCTTAGCGTATTTACCTTTGCCAATCCAGTCCTCAAACCACTTACCTTTAGCATTGCGGTTGTTCACTGTTTGGAAATTATATTCAGGGTGAAAGTACATTCTTCTAGCATAAGGCGTGACTAACGTCAGTCCTGCATACCCTCTGTTTATATGCGAATCATTTACATACATAGATCCTTGAAGTGTTTCTTTGTCAAAGGGAATAACCTCTTTATCAACTACATCGCCCTTTAACCAATCCGCAGTCAAATACAGAGCCTTTTGTGCTGCTTTATTTATCTTGGCAATTTGCTTTGGATAAATCGTTACTTTAGACTTCACTTTAATCATCGTAAGTCTAGTTGAGTGTAGTTCACTGTTCCATCAGGATTGCGAACCTTTGCACCCTTCCCTATTTCTCGTTTAACACCTAATACAATCGCTGTACCACTTGATATGTTCTCTACTTGAGGAAATATATCACCTGTGAATAAAGCTTTGCCAGTGACCTCTATAAAGGTCTTGTCTGCCAAATAAATACGTCTTGCAGAGTCTTGGTAATTACATTTACCTTCATAAGTAGCAGCTGTTATTGGTTCGCCTTCTTCACTTATCCCTTCTAGGTTAATTTCTACCTTAATATCTGTATCACAGTACTGAGGTAAAACTAAGTTGGGCCATCTCATCCTCTGAAGCTCCTAACACATAAGCCAGTAGTCATTAGATATGAATAAAGTGAACTTTTAATAGCAACGCCACCCTCCACACGAAGATTCCATGAATTGCCAAATTGCATACTTACACCATTAATTGCATAAGCAGCCAAGTATGTTTCAATCATGCTTTCGTTTTCGGATAAGAAAGAGGCGTGTTCACACACTACCTCTTTAATTACATCTTGTTGAAATAAAGTTAAGTTTTCAAATCTTCTTCTAACTATTCTATTGAATGTCAGTATATCAACATCTCTAGAAGCCTTTTTCAAAAGCTTTTCAATAGTCACTTCGTCCAAATTGGTATTTGGAAATGATGCCTTGAAATATCCAACGCTTGCATACATAGGGGGGGTTCCCTATGCTGCACCATCAGGCTTTTGTTCGCCTTTTTTGGTTTCGTCTTTCTTCACATCAGGCTTTTGTTCGCCTTTTTTACCTGGAATGTATCCTACTGTTTTTGGCATATTTAGTTATCCTCCTTATTTGTGGTGCAGATAAACGCCTGCACGTTTGTTTTCATAACCATCTGCTAATCCATAGTTACGATAACCATAGATATATGCATCTGCATCAGGGTTATTTGCTGGAGCAATAATCTTAGGAACTGCATGCTTTGTATACTGCATCAATGCAGGAGTATGGAAAATCATAAAGTTGATGTCTTCTGCACCAGTGGCTTTCTTATATCCACCTGCCTCTTCTCCTGAAGATTCCCCATCAAGTAAATCAATCGCAGTATAGAAACGAGTTTGAGGCACTAATTGAACAGTACCAAAACGAGCCTTTACTTCTCTTGATTTAGTAGTATCTAAATCTTCAATCATTCCGTTCAAAGTCGGAGTGATACAAAGTACACGTTGCTCCATTGGTACTTCATCTTCGTCCAATTTGTTAGTTGCAGCACGTAATGCAGCAATAACTGCAACACCATCTGCTAAAGTTCCTGTTCCAATAGAAATGCCTTGCAACGCAGCATAAGTTGCATATCTGAATGCATCTAACTCAGGAACTACTTTTGTTCTAATGAACTCACCTGCTAGACGACCGAATGCAATGTTTTGAGTTTCCTCATTATCCATAGCATCCACATTGAATCTACGTCCACGTTCATAGTTGAATGGCACTGTTTGATAGTCTAGAGTTACGCTACCTTTTACATAACCATCATTACGTGAATAGTTTCCTAAACCATCCATCGCTAATCTAGGGATTACAATTTCCCCTACATTTGCTCCATTACGAGCCAATGATGCATCAGATTCTAGTACAGCGGTTGTTGCTGTATTCTTGTAAACTTCATCGATTAGGTCGACATACCTTTTTGCTAATTGAATTGAATTCATTGTTAATTACCTCCTGTTTTCTTCAATCCGAATGCAGCACGAAGAGCATCATCTACATCGCCACTATCACCTTGACCATCGGAGCCGATTTTGCGAACCCCTTTAGTTTCGTCTTTGATAACGAATTCAGGGAAAGTTTTGATTGCTTCCTCTACTGCACTTTTAATCTTTTCTTCATCAATAACCCCATCCTTAGTTAAGTCTTTTCTTTCGATAACCTTTAATAAGAATGGTAGTTTTTCAGAACTAACTTTTTGCTCAGTTGCAACAGTCGAAATCTTGCTATCTATTTGACCATTTAAGATTTGCGATTTTAACTCAGCGTTTTCTCTCTCAACTTGAGATAGCTTGTTAGCTTCTTCTTGTTTTTTAGAAGCTTGCGTTTCCTTAAACGACTTAACAGCTTCATTCATTTGTTCAGGACTCATTCCTTGGTCTTTGAAATAACCTCTAAGAACTGAGTTCTCTGTGTTCGCAGAGCGTTGCCCTACAATGTTTGCTAACTTGTCATAATCAATTTCAACGTTTGCAGTTGTACTTCCTGCGTTTGTGTTTGTTTGATTGCTTTGATTTACGTTTGCGTTATTGTCTTCCATATTTTTCTCCTCTGTAAGTGTGGTAACACTATGCACTAGACCTTTTATTGCCATAACTACGATTGGGCATGAAAAAAGGACATTTAATTGTCCTTAGTTTCTTGATTCAGTTTTCCTTGTGGAGCTTGCTCCTTTTTGTCTTCTACTAGTTTAAGATTTTTCAACTTCTTAAATCTAGCTTCGTCAACTTCTATCTCATCATTGACCTTTCTCAGTTTATTTGCTGTTCGATCAAAGAAGTCTTGTGTCACTCTTGCCTTCATACTTCCTCCTTTCTTGCATAATAAAAGCGCTACTCACTTTTGTGAATAACGCTATATTCAATTTATGTATCATATACTAATTCATCTCCCAGTACATCAGGTACTTCTTTCTTGGTTTTAACCGCCACTTCACATATCTCGAGCCATATCTCATAA